CGTTTTGTGAAACCTGCCGCTGGTTTCAATGTGATTGCCACCGCCAACACCAAAGGTAAGGGTTCTGATGATGGTCGCTTCATCGGCACCAACGTGCTCAACGAAGCGTTCCTTGAGCGTTTCCCTGTGACCCTTGAGCAGACCTATCCTGCCCCTGCAGTTGAGCAGAAGATCCTGGAAGGCATCGCTCTGGATCTTGGCGTGGAAGACCGCGACTTCTGCAAGCGCCTTGTAGACTGGGCAGACATCATCCGTAAGACCTTCTACGATGGTGGTATTGAGGAAATCATCAGCACCCGCCGCCTGGTTCACATCATCCGTGCCTACAGCATCTTCCAAGATAAGGCAAAGGCAATCCAAGTGTGTGTGAACCGCTTTGACGATGAAACCAAGCAGTCCTTCCTGGAACTGTATGATAAAGTGGATGCTGACTTCCAACTTCCTACCGAACAAGTTGACCAGGACGCTCCATTCTGATATAATTGGGGAAGGTAAATTATGACCCTTCCCCTTTATTATGGATGAGTATCCTTATTCCGATAACTTCGGTACAAATGTAACTGGTTCTAGAGTCCCTGGTGGCGAGGGACAAGACCACATAAGTCTGAACCAATTTCAATTCACACTATCTGATGGTGGTAGTGGAACCCTTAACCTTGAAAAAATTCCTGTTACCATGAGCGAAACCAAAAACAATCTTTGGAAATATAATGAAGATAAAATCCTTAAAGACGTTGAGGATTATGTAACCAGCACCTATCACGGACATTATTGTGGCGATAGTGATGGATATGCTGATATTCAAACTATTGATTTGATGGCAGCAAAGAAACTTGCTGCAGGTTTCTGTCAAGCAAACATCCTAAAATATGGTTCTCGTTATGGAGACAAGGATGGACGCAACAAGCGTGATTTGATGAAAGTCATTCACTATGCTATGCTACTGCTTCACTTTGATGGTCATTATTCTCGAAAAGATAATGGTCTCACTGAATTCCGTTGATTATGAAACTCAAACCTCAAACTATGAAACTCTCTGATAATACCCTTGCCCTTCTGAAGAACTTCGCAAGCATCAACAATTCTATTCTTGTGAAAAGGGGTAATCAACTTCGCACGATTTCTGTGGCAAAAAATATTCTTGCCGAAGCAGATATTTCTGAGGAGTTCCCCCGCGAATTTGCCATCTATGATTTGAATCAGTTTCTGAATGGTCTTGGTCTTCATCAAGACCCTGACCTTGATTTTACTGAAGATTCTTATCTCAGCATTAAAGAAGGTAAGCGTCGGGTGAAGTATTTCTATGCCGACCCCAACGTGATTATTTCACCTCCCGATAAGGCAATTCAACTTCCTTCTGAAGATGTGTGTTTCCAACTGGACAGCACTTCTCTGGAGAAATTGGTCAAGGCAGCAGCAGTGTATCAACTGCCCGACCTGTCTGCCGTTGGTGAGAACGGCGTCATCAAACTGGTGGTCCGTGATAAGAAGAACGATACTTCTAACGAATACGCCATTGTGGTTGGTGAGACTGATGCTGAATTTACTTTCAACTTCAAAGTAGAGAATATTAAAATTATTCCTGGTGCCTATGATGTTGTGGTGTCTTCTAAACTTTTGTCTCAGTTCACGAACACCAAGTATAATTTGAAGTATTATATTGCTCTGGAACCTGATTCTACCTTTGGATGAATATATTCGTAACATCACCATTTCCTGCCGAGAGTGCCATCTGTCTTCCCGATAAACACATTGTCAAGATGCCTTTGGAGTGCTGTCAAATGCTCTCCATTGTTGCCTCTGAAAAGTGGGGTCATAACTACGGCACTCTCCCTAAGGCTGATGGTGTTCCCTACAGAACTGAAAAAGGTGCGTTTCGTAATCATCCCTGTACCAAATGGGCAATGGATAGTATCCACAATGCCTATTGGTTGATTAAGTGGGGGATGAATTTGTGTGATGAGTATCAACTACGCTATAATAAGGTCCACTCCTGCTACAAGACTCTTGTAGATGCCTATTATCTTTTTCCTAAAGGCAAGATAACTGAAGTGACTCCATTTGCTAGGGCAATGCCCGAAGAATGGAAATTTGATGATAGCATTGATACCTTTACTGCTTATAAAAGGTACATTGCTTCAAAACCTTGGGTGAAGGATAACTACCTTCGTATGCCTGAGCGTAAACCTAATTGGATTTGATTATGAATAGTGATTTTATTTGGGTTGAGAAGTATCGACCCAAGACCATTGAAGAATGTATTCTCCCCGAAAGTACTAAAAAGACTTTTCAAGAGTTTCTAAATAAGGGTGAAATTCCAAATATGCTTCTTGCTGGTCCTCCTGGTATTGGTAAGACCACAGTTGCAAAAGCACTCTGCAATGAATTGGGAGTAGATGTTTATGTCATCAATGGATCCGACGAAGGTAGATTCCTCGATACTGTCCGAAACAATGCGAAGAACTTCGCTTCGACCGTCTCACTTTCGTCAGATGCTAAACACAAAGTCGTCATCATTGATGAGGCAGACAACACAGGGAATGATGTACAACTCCTCCTACGGGCGTTTGTTGAGGAATTTGCTGGAAATTGCAGATTCATCTTCACCTGTAACTACAAAAACAAAATCATTGAACCCCTCCACTCCCGATGTGCAGTCATCGACTTCTCTATCAAAGGGAAAGAAAAAACCGCACTGGCAGGATCCTTCTTCAAGCGTCTACAAAACATCTTGGATGCGGAAGGTGTCGAATTCGATCAAAGAGTACTTGCAGAGCTTATCAACAAACACTTCCCAGACTGGCGACGAGTCCTCAATGAATGTCAAAGATACTCTGTAAGTGGGCAGATTGATTCTGGAATTCTCGCTACTTTTTCGGATGTTGCAGTAAATGATCTCCTTCAAAACCTTAAAGAAAAGAACTTCCCTGAAGTTCGGAAGTGGGTGGTGGCTAATATGGACAATGATACTACTTTATTGTTGCGTCGTATTTACGATGCTCTTTATAGCGCCCTTGAAAACAATAGTATTCCTGCTGCTGTGCTTGTGCTTGCTAAGTATCAGTATCAGAGTGCGTTCGTAGCAGACCAAGAAATCAATATGCTTGCCTGTCTAACTGAACTAATGGTTGAATGTGAGTTTAAATGAAAAACAAGAAACTGAAAGCACTAATTCAAAAACCCCTGAGGTTTCATCATCAGGACATTCACGAAGAACTTGATGAACTCAAGAAACAACATCAAGTCAAGTCTAAGTGGTACTACATTTTTTGGGGTGCCTGTGCTGTTGCTGTTGTTGGTGGTCAGATTTATGTTGGAACTGGTTATCGTGAAATGGCAGAAGCAACCAGAGATACTAAAATTGTTGTGAGGTGTGTAAATGGGTCTGCTGAAAATTGATAAGGCATCTCTTTATGAGGTTCCAGTAAAGACAACTCCTGAGAATGTAAAAGAAGCAAACGAAGCACTATTTCGTGCTAAAATGACTATACCTGCTGCCGCAAAGCATTGTGGTATGACGCAGAAAGAAATGAAACTCACTTTTAGAGAGTATTTGAAGTATCATCCCAAAGATTATGACCAGTCTAAAGAGTCTTAAAACACCCTTAAGGTATCCTGGCGGCAAGTCCCGTGCTTGCATCAAGATGGACCCTTACTTTCCAGACCTTCGCAACTATGATGAGTTCCGAGAACCATTTCTTGGTGGTGGAAGTGTTGCGATTCATATCACTAAAAAATATCCTCACCTAGATATTTGGGTAAATGATCTGTATGAACCATTGGTAAACTTCTGGCAGCAACTCCAGATGTTTGGGTATGATTTGAAAAGTGAACTAGTTGATTTAAAGACAGCAAATAATACTCCAGACAAAGCAAGAGAACTTTTCCTCCAATCAAAGGAACAGATCAATGACAAAAATGTGTCAAATTTTAATCGTGCTGTGGCTTTTTATGTTGTCAATAAGTGCTCTTTCTCTGGTCTCACGGCGAGTTCATCATTTTCTGAACAAGCCTCCAACGCCAACTTCTCTATGCGAGGGATCCAAAAATTGCCTGCGTATTCTGAATTAATCCAAAATTGGCGTATAACTAATTACTCATACGATTATCTGATGGATGGAAACAAGGGTGCTTTTATGTATCTCGATCCTCCTTATGATATTAAGGATAATCTCTATGGGCACAAGGGATCAATGCACAAAGGATTTGATCACGATAAGTTTGCTGCTGACTGCGATGCTAACGATATGGACCAGTTGGTAAGTTATAATTCTGATCAACTTGTAAAAGATAGGTTTAAGAACTGGAACGCTGCTGAGTTTGACTTGACTTACACGATGCGTTCGGTTGGTGAATATATGCGTGAGCAAAAACAACGTAAAGAACTACTACTTTTTAATTATGGAATTGAAGGACTGGTTAAACTCGATTAATCAAACGAAGAACCATCTGATTGACGAAGACCCCTCTCTTGAGAAGGAATATGCTCCTTATATTATCAATCGTTGTCTATCAGGTCATCTTGATTGCATTCTGTTTGCGAACGAAATGAATCGATATCATTTCCTTCCAAAGAAACTTCAATATGACTTTTTTATAAATAGTCTGAGGAAAAAGAAGAGATTTTCTCCCTGGCTCCGACAAGATAAAATCAAAGACCTTGATTATGTTAAACGTTACTATGGTTTTAGTAATGAAAAGGCAAAACAAGCTTTGAGGATTCTTACTAAAGAACAACTTACTTTTATAAAATCGAAATTTGAAACTGGAGGAACAAAATGAGTGTCGTTCAAGAACCTGAAGTGAAGTGGACGCCCGACCAAATGGTGGAAGTGATTCTTAACGAACCTGATGACTTTTTGAAGGTTCGTGAGACTTTGACCCGTATCGGAGTTGCATCACGTAAAGAAAAGAAAATCTATCAGTCTTGCCATATTCTTCATAAGCAAGGTAGATATTACCTCGTTCACTTTAAAGAATTGTTTGCCCTTGATGGTAAACATGCTAATCTGACTGTGAATGATGTTCAACGTCGCAATCGTATTGCCCAACTTCTTGCTGATTGGGGTTTGATTGAGATTGTAGATTTAAATAAGATTCAGGATATTGCTCCACTGAATCAGATTAAAGTTCTTGCCTATAAGGACAAGGGGGATTGGATTCTAGAGACTAAGTATAATATTGGTTCTAAGAAGAAAAAGGCAGAAGACGCCGAATGATTAGGGGGGGGGGTTGACTCCCCTTTTTTTGTACCCTATAATAGAAAAGTCTGAAAAATCGGTATTCACGCTGCAAAACTTGAATTAGTTTTCACTCCATAATACCTAATAAATCAGTATTCAAAGAGAAAAACTTTTGTAAGTTTTCATCCCTTAATACTTTAATTTAAACTATGAAAATTCTTGTTCTTGATATTGGAAAAAAAGCAACACATGTTTTTGTTCCAGAGACAAATAATTATTATAAAATCGAACACTCAGATTTTATTAAACTGAATATTCCTGAATTGGAAGATGGGGATACTCTTGTTGTTGAAGAAGCTCACATGAGAGCACAATCTGATAATAGTCTTGCACAGGCTTTTAAAATTGACGATTTGCATCAATTTAAAATTCTTGCAGATTCTAAAAATAATCCCATTCTTCTTTTCCCACAAAAAGTAACTCCTAAAGCAAGAAAGGTAGCATCGCTTGTATACCCCGAGTTAATTGAAAAGACAGATTTAAACGATATAAAATCGATTGCTTACTATATTCAACATTTTCCTAGTGCTTTAAAAACACTAAAAAAGTTTGCTCCTATTAGCTATGAAGAATTTGTAGAAAAAAACTCTCATATTTTTAATGATAGAATTATTTTGAATGATGATATCAATGAGGCAAGAAATGAATCCTACGGAATTAAAACTGATTATAGTGATGCAGTAACCAATTGGATTAAAAAATATATGTCTATTCTCGCCTATAGACTCAGTAATGAAACTAGAGAATGGGTTGGACTTGAACTAAATGCTAAAGGAAATGCTCTTAAACCAGGACTTTTAAATTATACAAGTGAAAAATTAAAATTTGTTTATACGATTGTTAACACTATTCTTAATCCTAAAACAGGAACTCCAAGATTGAGATCTGATTATAAAGTACCACCATTTTGGAAATATGCGAAAGCATATTATTTTGGACTGACCCCATATCACATGAAAGCTGGAGTTACTGCTTCCAATTATAAATGGCATAAACGTAAAGCATCTACTAATTGTAAAATTAGTATGAGTTTAGATTCTAAGCAAAATCCAATCAAAACTAATAATGATGTTTTTGAAATACGAAAAGAAATGATTAGTTCTGATAAAAAACTCCAAGAAGTTTGGCGAGAAGTTCGCAAGATGATTGTTGAAGAAGGTCTTCGTTAGTATTCAAGTAGTAAAATTTTAATAAGTTTTCATCACTTAATATTCAACTTTCTTCAAAATATTAGTCAGTATTCAAAAAGAAAAACTCTTGTAAGTTTTCAACCCTTAATGCTGCAAAATCTTTAGTCAGTATTCAAGAAGAAAAACTCTTGTAAGTTTTCATCCCTTAATACTCAAATCTTTAGTCAGTATTCAGTGGATAAAATTTTTTAATTAATTTTCACACTCTAATACTCAAAAATTAGTTGATATTCAGGGCGAAAAATGTTTTTAGTTTTCACGTCGTAATATCCGAAATAAAAAGTGTGGGAATTAACACCCGCTTTTTTAGTATATAAACCTATATAATATTGAGGACGCCATACGGGTCCACAAAACACAAACTCGCTTTTAAAGGAGCTACCATAATGACTAACCTTACAAGGTATACTGCTGCGGATCTTCCTGCATTGATGGAAAAGATCAATAAGTATAGTATTGGAATGGATGAATACTTTGATCGTCTTTTTCATCTTCACGAAACAACTTCTAAGGCTCAACGGTCATTTACACGAGCATGGACGCTCTCTGACGACACGGAAGTTCGATCAGTTGATTTTGAGGATGGGCTTTTGACAGTTACTCTGGGACGAATTGTTCCAGATCATCATAAACGAAAGGACTATCTTTAATTATCGATTTTTTAAATCTAAATACATTTAGATATCGTCGGCGCACGGGAGGTAACTGGCAAAATCCAGTTGACACCTCCCCTTTTTATTGCTATAGTACCTAAAGGAATATCCTTAACAATGACAATCAAATTAATTTTATTGCAATCTGGTGAACAAATTGTCACAGATGCCAGAGAGATAATTTCGGAAGAAAAGACCGTAGCTTACCTGTTTAAAAAACCACATAAAGTTACGATTAATAAACCATTTTTGGTTTCTGATGAAAATAGGGAACAAGATGATAAAGTTCAAATCACTCTTGGTCCTTGGATTTTATTAACTCCAAATGATGAAATTGCAGTTCCAAATAGTTATGTTATAACTATTGTGGATCCCATTGAAAGTCTGGAAGCAATGTATTTGGAAAAGACTAATCCACCTGCACCTAAAGGACTTCCAAATTTAAGTGATGATCAAATGCAAAAATTGCGTGAACAACTTGATCTTAATAATTTAGATCTTGAGAAACTCACACAAATATACTCTCCAGAAGAACTGGAATCTTTAAAAGAAATGTATCTTGGTAGCACCGATGGAACAGACGATCAAGTGTCTTCTACTGAAGAATGACACAATTTTAATTACTGAAGTTATCGAAGTTGGTTCTGAATTGGGTGAACCAGATTGCAAACTAGTTAAACCATTTAAACTTGTAGAGCGTTCTGATTCTTTTATTTTAGAACCCTGGATTACTTTTAGTTTACAGACTGAATTTATGATTCATTCTGATAGTATACTGACAATTGTAGATCCAACTGAGGATTTACTTTCCAAATATTTTGAATTAACTGCATAATGCGATTTTATACAAACGTTCAGATGGTTGGGGATCATTTCTTAGTTCGTGGATATGAAAATGGAAAGCATTTCATGACACGAGAGAAATTTTCTCCAACTCTTTTTGTCCCTGCTAAAAAGCAAACCAAATACCAAACTTTGAGTGGTGAGTATGTTGAAGCAATTCAACCAGGATCTGTTCGTGAGTCTAGAGATTTTCTTAAGAAATATGATGGTGTAGAGGGATTCAAAATCTACGGAAACGAAAGATTTATCTACCAATACATATCCGAAACTTATCCTGAAGAAGAGATGAAGTTTGATATCAATAAAATCAAACTCTCAACTCTTGATATTGAGGTTGCATCTGAAAATGGATTTCCCGACGTAGAATCTGCAGCAGAAGAAATTTTGCTCATTACTATTCAAGATTATTCTACAAAAGAAATTATTACTTGGGGTCAAGGTCCATTCAAATTAAATCAAGGTAATGTCTATTACAAAAGATTTAATAATGAGTATGATCTCCTAAGTGATTTCATCAACTGGTGGATGATTGAAGAGAATACTCCAGAAGTTATTACTGGTTGGAATAGTAAACTTTACGATATTCCATATATTGTTCGTCGTTTGGATCGCGTTCTTGGTGAAAAGTTGATGAAACGTATGTCTCCATGGGGTCTTGTAACCGAGGAAGAAACATACATTTCTGGTCGCAAATATCTTTCATATGATATTGGTGGAATCTCACAATTAGACTATCTTGATCTGTATAAGAAGTTTACTTATACCAATCAGGAATCATATCGACTGGATCACATTGCAAATGTGGAACTTGGGCAGAAGAAACTGGATCACTCTGAGTTTGATACTTTCAAAGACTTTTACACAAATGGTTGGCAAAAGTTTGTAGAGTACAACATCAAAGACGTGGAACTTGTTGACCGGCTGGAAGATAAGATGAAACTGATTGAACTTGCTCTCACAATGGCATATGACGCAAAGGTAAACTTTGAAGATGTGTTTTATCAGGTGAGAATGTGGGATACCATTATCTACAACTATTTGAAAAAGAGGAACATTGTTATTCCTCCCAAAGAAAAATCAGATAAGGATTCAAAGTATGCTGGTGCTTATGTTAAAGAACCTATTCCTGGAAAGTATGACTGGGTTGTGTCTTTTGACCTCAACTCGCTATACCCTCACCTCATTATGCAATACAACATATCGCCAGAAACTCTGTTGGATGAGAAGCATCCAACAGTAAATGTCGATAAGATTTTGAATCAAGATCTTACTTTTGAGTTGTATAAGGACAAGGCAGTCTGTGCTAATGGAGCAATGTTCCGTAAAGATGTGCGTGGATTCTTGCCTGAACTGATGGAGAAGATCTATCAGGACCGCACTATTTACAAAAAGAAAATGCTCGCGGCAAAGCAAGAGTATGAGAAAACTAAAAACAAAGAATTGGTAAAAGAGATTGCCAGGTGCAATAACATTCAGATGGCACGTAAGATTCAGTTAAACTCTGCTTATGGTGCTATCGGAAACCAATACTTTAGGTATTATAAACTAGCAAATGCTGAGGCAATCACCTTGTCTGGTCAGGTTTCGATTCGTTGGATCGAGAACAAGATGAATGCCTATCTAAACAAAATTCTTAAAACAAATGAGGTTGATTATGTCATTGCTTCTGATACTGACTCCATTTATCTTAATATGGGTCCTTTGGTACAAAGTGTATACAAGGGGAGAGAGACAACTACTACGAACATTGTTTCTTTCCTTGATAAGGTGTGTCGAATGGAACTTGAAAAATATATTGAAGGTTGCTACGAAGAACTGGCGACGTATGTGAATGCTTATGACCAGAAGATGCAGATGAAGCGTGAGAACATTGCCGAGCGTGGAATCTGGACTGCCAAGAAGCGTTATATCTTAAATGTCTGGGATAGTGAAGGTGTTCGCTATGAAGAACCCAAACTCAAGATCATGGGCATTGAGGCAATTAAATCTTCAACTCCTGCTCCTTGCCGTAAGATGATTAAGGATGGACTTAAGTTGATGATGAGTGGAACCGAAGAAGATGTAATTGCATTTATTGATAAGTGTAGAACAGAATTTAAATCTCTTCCTCCAGAACAAATTGCGTTTCCTCGCACAGCATCTGATGTCCGCAAATACGCCGCTTCATCAACTATTTACGCCCATAAAACCCCTATTCATATTCGTGGTGCTCTTTTGTTCAATCACTATGTAAAAGAAAAAAAATTAACTAATAAGTATTCACTCATTTCAAATGGTGAGAAAGTTAAATATATTTTTCTTAAAAAACCAAATATTATCCAAGAGAATGTCATTTCATTTATTCAAGATTTTCCTAAAGAACTTGGTCTTGACAAATACATTGACTATGAACTACAATTTGAAAAGAGTTTTATTGATCCACTCAAATCAATTCTTGATGTGATTGGATGGAATATAGAAAAAACTGTAAACCTTGAACTATTTTTTGCATGATGGATTTACCTATTAATGATGAAGAATTGAATACAATTATTAATGCAATGGCTCTTGGTGGAGACACTGCTTTATATCAAAAACTTAAATTGGTAAAAGAACTTAAAGAACAAGGTTTGCCTTATAAAAAAATACTTCGTGAAGAATACGGGATGGTAGCTTGATGGATTTCCTTAAAGAAATTGTAAAAGAAGTTGGCGGTGAGTATACCAAACTTGCCTCTGATATTGATGAGACTGAGACTTATGTTGATACGGGTTCATACATTTTTAATGCACTGGTTTCAGGTAGCATATTTGGTGGTGTATCTGGGAATAAGATTACTGCTATTGCTGGAGAGTCTTCTA